AGGTAATATATTTGAACCTAAAACATATGCAAGATTCGATGTACATGGTGGTTGGTTGTACAGAAGATGATTAAATTACAGAACTTAATTTTAGAAAAGAAGTTAAGGGTTTTTGATTTTGATGATACATTAGTAAAGTCAAACTCAAAGATATATGTAACGAACAAAGGAAAGAAGAAAACATTATCAACTGGTGAATATGCAGTATATAAAAAGAAACCAGGTGATGAGCTTGATTTTTCTGACTTTAGTAAAATAATAGAACCTAAACAGATTAAAGCAATGTTTAGGGTTTTTAAGAATATTTATAAAGCTTCTGGTAATAGAAGATTAACAATTTTAACAGCAAGAGGAGCATATAAACCAGTTCGTCAGTTTTTTAAAGATATTGGATATGATGTTTATGTTGTTGCATTATCAAGTTCTAATCCAAAAGATAAATCAGATTGGATTGAAAAACAAATTAAAGACGGATATGATGATGTATTATTTTTTGATGATTCAAGAAAAAATATAGAAGCAGTAAAGAAATTAGAAAAGAAATATTCAGATATTAAAATGATTACGAGGTTAGTTAATTATGATTAAGTTAAAAGAATTAATTAATGAAAGTTTATATAATGTATCTCAAGATATGAAAGATGGGAAGTTCGATGAGAAGAATCCACAAGTACTTATATCAGGATATGGTACAACAAATTTAAAGACATTACAAGATAGTTTATCACGAAAGTTTATGGACTTAGCTAAAAAAGCTAAAAAGGGTGATGTTGAAAATATTGAATACATATTGAAAAAAAATGGAGTTCTTATGGGATTTGTTGAAGCATTAGTTGATGCAAACAAAGAATTATCATCATCAAAGATGAAAAGAAAAATTACTATGTATAAGAGGAAACGATAATGAAACATAATACAATTCGTAATATAAATGCAAAATGGAAAGATTGGAGACTTGAAGAAGAAGATGTAGATACTTTTGATGAATTAGCAAAATTATTATCAGAAGTTGGATATGTTCCAGGTTCAATCAAAACACCATCTTCATTTAATCCAGCAATGATGAAGTATTCTAATAAAGAAGCTAAAAGATTTGCAGAAGATGATGTAAAGAAAATGGGAAAAGAATTAAATAAAGCTTCACAACAATCAATCAAGATAATGTTAGGTAGTGTTAAAAATGGTAAGTATGATGCTATGGATATGATTCGTGCAATTAAATCAGGTGGTAGTAGAGCTGGTGATACAAGTGCAGGAGTTCCTGAGATGTTGAGTGTTTTGTGGAGTAAAGTAGAAAAAAGATTTCGTAAATATTTAGGTGGTAAAAAGCGAAGATAATGATATTTATATATGAATTAGGAGATTCAAAATGGCAAAATTAAAAGACTTATTAAAAGAAAATTTTTCAATGGTTGGTGGAGTAGTTAGTACACCTGCAATTGGAAAAGGATATTCTTCATTAACACAGATAGTTGAAGATAACTATGGTGAAATTGATGAAGAAAGAGTTGATGCAAAGAAAGTAATTGAAGCACTATCTCAATATAACGAGATTGGTAAATCATTATATACACAAGATGATTTAAGAGAAACTGCCGAAAAACTTTCAAACATCGCAAAATTAACAAAAAATCACACATTAAGTGAGACAGAGGATTGGTTTGATAAAGTTAGTGTAAATCGTAATATGAAAGAACTAACAAATTTCTCAACACAATTTGGTAAAATCTCTGGTGAAGCACAATCAATTCGTGAAAGATTGGCAACATTGTATGAAGATATGGGTAATATCTTAAATCGTTACTATGATATACCAGAAGTTAATGAAGTAAATGTAGATGAAAAAGATTCTAAGTTCAATGGAACCGTTTCTGAAGAAGATGGTGAATACCAAAAGTTCTTCCAATCTGCACTAAAGAAGTTTGGAGTATCATCTCCAGATGAATTAGATGATGAATCTAAGAAAAAACTTTTCAACTTTGTAGATAAAAATTGGAAAGCAAAAAAAGAAACTGATTAAAAGTAGAGGTTAATTTGGTAAAAGTTACAATCCGTAAAGGACAAAGTGTAGATAAAGCACTTAAAATATTTAAAAGAAAAGTTAAAGATAGTGGTTTGATGTTGGAATTGAGAGAGCGTTCTTTCTATAGAAAACCATCAGATATTCTTCGAGAGAAAAAGAAGAAGGCCATTTTGAGAAATCACTATAAGAAACTAAAAGATTTAGAACAAGAAAAAATACTAAATGGTAAGGGTGGACATAAGAAGAAATAAAACTTCTTAGAAAAAATACACACTTTGTGTGATTTTACTGCAGTAACCTTATATTTATATTAAACTAAATACACTATGTACATTCGTACATCTTATAGTGTAAATCAAAAACAAACTATATTATAGTTCCGAATAACTATACTAATCATTGGAGAAAAAAAATGGATGATTTATTAAAAGAAGCTATTGCTGACGCAAAAGCAGTTCGTGAAACTGCTCTTGAAAATGCAAAGATAGCTCTTGAAGAAGCATTCACTCCCCGTTTGAAATCTATGTTGTCAAAGAAAATCGAAGCCGAAATGGCGGGTGATGAAATTGATGATGAACCAGTAGATGATGAAACATACGAAGTAAATGACGAAGAAGATGATGCTCCTATCGAGGATGAACCAGTAGAAGATGAACCAGTAGCTGATGAACCAGTAGCTGATGAAGAAGATGCTGATGGTGAAGACGAGAAAGAAGTAGACGAATCTGATATCATTGAAATCGATGGTGTTAAATATGCACCAGTTGTTTCTGAAGAAGATCATGAAGACGCTGAAGAAGGCGAAGTGGATGAAGATTCACACGAAGAAGAAGATGAAGATGGAGTTGATGAATCAGATGAACTTGATTTAGAAGCTGTATTATCAGAATTGGAATCAGATCTTGAAGAAACTAAAGATGAAGAAGAGTCAAAAGATGATGTTGAAGAATCAACTGATAAAGTTGAAGAAACAAAAGATGAAGATGACGATTCTAAAGTAGATGAAACTAAAGAAGAAGATAAAGAGTCTAAAGAAGAAGTTGCCGAGTCAACAGACGAAGTAACTGAAGAAGAAGACAAAGATGATGAAGAAGTTGATGAAGACATCGACCTTGAAGAAGTCATTAAAGCTCTTTCTGAAGAAGAAGATACTGAAAAGTCAAACGAGGAAGTGTTAACACTTCAAAGTGAATTAAAAGAACATCGCGAAGTAGTAACATACTTGCGTGAAAAACTAAATGAAGTTAATTTATTAAACGCAAAACTATTGTTTTCTAACAAATTGTTTAGAGCGTTTGGTTTAAGTAACGAACAGAAATTGAAAGTTGTTGAAACATTTGATAGAACTAAGAATCTTAGAGAAATCAAACTTGTTTACTCAACACTTGCAGAATCTTTTAAGGGTGGAAAAATCCAACCTACTAAAGAGGCTAAAGGTTCAAGTTCTAAAGCAGTTGCTTCAACTAAACCTAAAAACGATGAAGTATTGTCAGAAGGCACAGATATAAAAAATCGTTTTAAGAAATTAGCTAACATAATATAATTTCGGGAGAAAAAATCATGAGTAAATCAATAAACTCAATAGAGAGCTTGATGGAGGGATATAATCCTCAGCGTCAACTTCTCGAACAAACCCGTAAATTAGTCAAGAAATGGGAACCAACAGGACTTTTAGAAGGTCTTGATGCGGAACATGAAGTAAACGGAATGGCAGTACTACTTGAGAATCAAGCCCGTCAATTAATTGACGAAGCTTCAAGAACAGGTGGACAAAATTCTGAAGAATGGTCAGGTGTTGCCTTACCATTAGTCCGTAGAATCTTTGGTGAACTAGCAGCACAAGAATTTGTGTCAGTTCAACCAATGAATCTTCCAAGTGGACTTATCTTCTACCTTGACTTCAAATACGGTACAGCCCAAACAGACGCCCACACTCAACATAGTGATGTATATGGTAACACATCTGCATCTAATGCTGACGCTGCTGGTGGTTTATATGGTGCTGGAAAATTCGGATATTCGGTGAACGATTCTGATACGGTATCATTAGCTGGTCATGTAAGTACTGCTAACGCAACTCAATTCATTAGTTCATCAGTATCTTGGTCAGATGTAGATTTTGAACCAGACCTATCAGCATCAGTATCAACAGGTGTTGCTGCAGATGATGGTTTAGTTAAAATTACAACTGCCGTAGCTTCATATTCTACACCAGATTATGATGGCGTTCGTGCATTTACAATTAGTGGTTCAGGATACGATCAATTCTTTCCTGCATACACTTCATACGATGCAACGAATTCTCAAATTTCTTTCATAGCTAAAAAGTCAATAGCAGGTGCTCCGACAACTGCAGTTGTTTCTTATCATAAACAACCGACTACTAACTATTCAAGAACTGATTTTGAGGCAACTAAAGCTGAAATCGCATTAAACCCAGAAACAGATATCGATATTCCTGAATTAGATATTGCGTTAAAGAGTATTCCGATAATCGCGAAAACTCGTAAGTTAAAAGCAGTCTGGACTCCAGAACTTGCTCAAGACTTAAATGCATATCATTCAGTCGATGCTGAAGCTGAGTTAACAGCTCTATTAAGTGAGTATATCTCAATGGAAATCGATTTAGAAATCCTTGATATGTTGCATAATAATGCTTCTGCGAAAACAGAAAGATGGTCTGCAAGACCAGGCTATGAGTACGATGCTGCAACTTCATTGTTCGCAGAATCATCAGCAAACGCATCTGCATACACTAAAGGAACATGGTTCCAAACTCTTGGTAACAAGATACAAAGTGTAAGTAATGCAATTCATCAGAAGACTCTAAGAGGAGGAGCAAATTTCATCGTGGTATCACCTGAAACTGCTACTATCATCGAGAGTATTCCTGGATACGCTGCTGATACAAATGGTGACGCAACCAATGGTAAATTTGCTATGGGTGTTCAAAAAGTAGGTGCTCTTAATAATAGATACACCGTCTATAAGAACCCATATATGTTAGAAAACACAATTCTTTGTGGTTTCAGAGGAAGTAATTTCTTAGAAACTGGAGCTGTGTATTCACCATATGTACCATTAATCATGACACCACTTGTGTATGATCCTAAGAACTTTACACCAAGAAAAGGTGTAATGACCAGATACGCTAAGAAGATGGTTAGACCTGAGTTCTATGGTAAAGTCGTAGTTGCTGATGTAAACTATGTATAATTCAGTTCTGAACTGAATTGATCTAATAAAAAGGGGATTCTTTTAGAGTCCCCTTTTTTGTTGCTTTTGATATTTATTAGTGTAATATTACAGACTTTTTAGGAGAAAAATATGGCACAACAGCCGATATGGCCAGGAAGTGGTTCAGCAGTTAGTGAATCAACACCTTTTGGTTTTTACGATAATGACACAACATTCCAATCAGATGCACCAAAGTTTGCAACTTGGTGTGCAAGAAGATTAGGATATCCAATAACAGAGATAGAAGTACAAGATACACAATTCTATGCTTGTTTTGAAGAAGCAGTTACAGAATATAGTGCACAAGTTAATCAATTTAACATTCGTGATAACTTATTCCACTTACGAGGACAGGCAACAAGTTCAAACTTCACTCATAAACGAGTAAAACCAACTTTATCTGAAAATATATTCATAGCAGAAGAGTATGGACAAGAAGCACAAGTCGGTGGTACGGTAGATTTTAAAAGAACTTCAATAGAAGTTGACTCTGGTAGTCAAGTATATGACTTAAATGATGTTATCGGAAATGCCAGTCATAGTTCTGCAATAGAAGTTAAACGAGTATTCTATGAATCAACACCAGCAGTTGCTAGGTATTTTGATCCATATGCAATGACAGGGTTCGGAACAATGAATATGTTAGATGGATTTGGTTTTGGTGGTAAATCACCAGCAATTCAATTTGTATTACAACCAATCTATGCAGATTTATTAAGAATACAGGCAATAGAATTTAATGACCAGATTAGAAAGTCTGGATATTCATTTGAATTAAGAAATAATCAACTAAGAGTTTTCCCAGCCCCTGCTAGTAGTGGTTCCTTATGGATAGAGTATATATTAACAGAAGATAGAGATAATCCATTGAGGACGCGATATAGTGGTTCAGCAGATGTGGTATCTGATTATTCAAATGTACCTTATGATAATATGGAATATCAATTTATTAACGATGTTGGTAAACAATGGATTAGAAAATTTGGTTATTCATTATCTAAAGAACTATTGGGAATGGTTCGTTCTAAATATGGAACAATCCCTATTCCTAATTCAGAAGTTTCACTTGATGGTGATACTTTAAGAGCAGAGGCAACTGCTGAAAAAGAACAATTGATGGAACAATTGAGAGAAACACTTGAACAAACAAGTCGTAAAGCACTTATGGAAGCTCAACGAGATGAAAGTGATTTTGAACAAGAAACATTAAAAAAAGTTCCATACCCACTTTACATAGGATAAACAAATGGCAAGTCGCTTTTATCCACCAAAGGACATGGATTTAATTGATAGATTCAATCGTGAGTTAGTTGGTGATGCAAGAATAGGTAAAGATGGATTTATCGGACAAGAAGTCATAATATATAGAGTTTCGGTACAAGATACTAAAGCAAATATGTATGGTGAATCTGCAGATGGTAAAACATTTAGACCTGGAGTTAAGTTATCGTGTGTTATTGATGCAGAAGATTTTGATTTTGAAACAAATGAATTCGGTCCAGATAACAGACAGAATGTTACATTTGCATTCCAAAGAGATTATTTGATTGATGTTAACTTCAGACCCAACATTGGTGATATTGTAAGTTGGAATGATGGGTATTTTGAAATTAATTCATTTAACGAAAACCAATTAGTTGGTGGACAGACAGATAACAATCATTCAATTGTTGCAACAGCACACTTAGTAAGATTAAGTTCCTTAAACATAGAAGAGTTTAGAAGTATATAATGGCAAGAGAAAAACCAATACCAAGAAAAAATAGACTAAAATTTAACAGAGGTGAACAACTCAGTAGATCCTCACCAGCCGTAAAAGATGATGTAAAAAATATATCAGTCGGTATTATGGATATGGATAGTGCTATTATGTACTATTTCAACGAGGTTATTGAACCAAGTGTAAAAGAGAATGATGAAGTAGTTAGAGTTCCTTGTTTATATGCATCTCCAGAACGATGGACATCAATACAAAATCAAGGATTTCTACGAGATAAAAAACAACAAGTTATTACACCATTGATTGTATTTAAAAGAACATCAATGGAAAAGAATGTAAATATTCCAGTTGATAAATTAGATGCAAATAATCCTAATCATTTTTATACCTTTGAGAAAAAATATTCACAACAACAACGATATGATAAATTTTCAGTACAACAAGGTTTACATAAAAATAAAGAATTATACAATGTAGTTATTCCAGACTATGTAACATTGACATATGACTTTACAATTTGGACATCATACATTGAACAGATGAATGCAATAGTTGAAAAGATTAATTATTCTGATGGTGCATATTGGGGTGAACCTGGTAAGATGAGGTTCAGAACTAATGTAGAAACATTTACAGATGCAAGTGAAACAGATGGAGAAAGGTTAATTAAAACTACTTTCACCGTTCAGTTACATGGATATATTTTACCTGAAGCATTCAATAAACTTATAACTACAAAAAAATATTTAACACCAAAACAGATTATATTAAAAACCGATGTCGATGTTCAATTGGCAAGTTTAATAAAACCTGAAGAGGGTGTACAAGAAATAAGAGTGTCTCAAGCTCGTAAAGATGCATCAGATGCAAAAACAACATTAACCAATGGACTAACAATGTTAGGTGGTACAGGTGTATCAGTAGTTAATGGTGTTAATTTTACTGGTGAGGCTGCAACAAGTACTACTTTTGCAATAGGACAAGATGTCGGAACTTCAAGTGAGGTTTTATTCTCTGCAGTTAGTGCATCAAACTCATTACACATTGGCCCAACATCATTCGAAATATCACAAAGACCTGATGGACATGCTCAAGTAGATACAGATTGGCATGTATTGGGTGATATTATTGCAGAGAATTATATAGTATCATCTTCAGTAACTCATATGACACAGAGTTTTGCAAGTGGTAGTAATATCTTTGGTGATAGTATTGATGATAATCAAATATTTACTGGTTCAATGGATATATCTGGTTCAATTAGTTTAAATGGTAGTTCAATAACTGCAGGTGGTTCCGAGGTATCTACATTTGATGAGTATGTTAGAAAACAATTTGTTAAAAAGGCTGGTAGTTTAGTTGGTACTAACACCGCAAGTTTCACTGCAATAACTGCATCAGCTCCAAGTGGACTTACAACCACAAATGAAAATGATTTTATATTCTTTATTAATGGACAATACATGGAACATGATGCACTTACAATAGAACAGAGTGGTTCATCTTTCTTATTACAAGTAGATACTACAAGTATTGGTTATAGTTTAGAATCGGATGATGAAATAATTGCACAAGGAAAATTTAATTCATAATTTCCACTTTTCTTTTACCATGATTTGATATTTATTGTTATGAGAAAAAGACATTGGAAAGATAGAAAAAATAGAAAATGTCCATCTTGTACTAAGATGTTAACTTATACAAGAAAGGATTCTTTTGATAGAGCAGTTGGTAATAATACCGTATGTAAAAGTTGTGCTCAATCAGATAGAAAACTTACTATGGAAACTATCGAGAAAATGAAACAACCTAAATCTACTCAACATAAGAAGAAGATTTCAAAATCAATTACAAATTGGTGGGAACAAAGAAAAGATGAAAGAGAATGGCAAAGTTTAAATCCAAACAGCTAACAAGTGTATTAAACATACCTACTGCAAGTTTTGATGTAGTTAGTGGTTCTTTGGTACCTGATGCAAGTAATACTTATGACTTAGGTTCATCCCAATTACCTTGGAGAGAATTATATATTTTATCAAGTTCGATAAACTTTAATAATACAAACAACCAATCAGTTGGTAAATTGGCAGTTGATCAACAAGGATTATCTTTAGAGGTTGGTTTACCTGCATCAAGAATTAAACAAAAAATTAAGGTTGATAGAAAAGGAATTAAAGTTGAATCACCAGATGGTTCATTGAGTGTTTATAGTGGTTCAACATTTTTTGGAGAACCATCATCATCAAATGATTTGATGGTATTAAAGAATTCAGGTGGTAACACTATGTTTAAAGTAGACAATAGTGGAACCGTAGTATTGGGTACAAATACACCACTACCAACTGCACAAGAGGGTGCAATTGCATATAGTGGAAGTAATTTTTATCTTGGTTTTGCAACATAATGATATTTATAATTAATGAATTGGGTAAAACCCAAAATAGGAGAATATAATGGCAAGTTGGAAAAAAGTAATAGTAAGTGGTTCAGCTGCGGAACTAGCTTCTTTGACTTTAACTACTGCATTACCGGTGGCACAAGGTGGTATTGGTGCATCATCGATAACAGATAAAGCAGTATTAATATCACAAGATAGTGGAACGGATGCAGTTGGTTCACTTGCCTTAACAAGTAATGGAAGTATAATAGTAGGTGGAACTGATGGGCCGGCAGTCGAAGCAGCAGCAGATGTTGCAGGAACTGGTTTAACCGCAGTTGTAGGAAATGGAACATTAGCAATCAATGTTGATGCATCACAAACACAAGTAACATCAGTTGGAACATTAGGAGCAGGTGCTATATCAAGTGGTTTTGGTAACATTGATAATGGAACATCTACACTTAATTCAGGTAATACAACCGTAGATACATTAATAAATGCATCCGCAGTTGCATCATCTCATATAACAGGTTCATTTACAGGATCCTTTACAGGAGATGGTAGTGGATTAACAGGAACAGGTTTAGATGTTGATACATTAAGTGATTATGGTGCTCAAACACTACATCAAAGTCAAGACCATTTCTTAGTTTCTGATAATGGAACAGAAAAGAAAATAAACTTTAGTGATTTAGAAGATAGTATCTTTGCAAACATAAGTGGTGACGCAACCGTAGCTGGTGGTGGTGCATTAACAATCGCTGCAGATTCAGTTGAAAACTCTATGTTGGCAAACATCACACAAGGTAGTATTAAAGTTGGTGGTGGTTCAAACGCACCTACTGATTTAGATGCAAAAACAGATGGACAAATTTTAATTGGTGATGGAACAGATATTAATTCAGTCGCAGTTAGTGGTGATATAACAATCGGTAACGATGGTGCTACAACAATTGGAGCTGATAAAGTTCATGGAACTATGTTAAATACAGATTCCGCAGATACTTCAACAATTGAACTATCAAGTGATACTCTTTCAGTATTGAAAGTACCGAACGCTTTAACCATAGATAATGTAACACTTAATTTGAATAGTGGTACAACCTTTGATGGTAGTGGAGCAAGAACTCTATCTGCAAAAACCGCAGCAATATCTGATGGTGGGACTGGACTTGCAACTGCAGACCAAATCCATACATTCTACACTGCAGGTGGAAGTAATTTAGCAACTGCCTTTAATACAGATTTAGGTGGTGATTTTACAATCGGTAATCAATCGAGTGATAGTGCTACATTTAGTGGTGATGTTTTTGTAACAGGAAATCTTACTACATCAGGTACACAATCTGCACAGAATGTAACAAACTTAGTAATAGAGGATAAATTCATATTATTAAATAGTGGTTCTGCAAGTGGTGATGGTGGTATCGTAGTTCAAACTCATAGTGGATATAGTGGTAGTGCATTCTTCTATGATGATTCATCTTCAAGATGGGCATTAACAAAAGCTGATGACACTGCACAAAGTGCAACAACTGCAACACCAAGACAATATCTTGTCTCGGTTAGTGGTTCAACTGCACCACCTGCACATGGTAGTAATCCACAAGACTTTGGAGCAGCCGCAGGTAACAGAATAGGTATGATGCATGTAGAAACAGATACAGGAGATATCTATATCTGGTCATAATAACGAATAAAGGTTTATATGGGATTAGTAAAAAATAAAAATGTAAAGTCAGTATCAAAAGGTATTGACTTTACAAAAAATGAAATTGAATTTATATTGTATTTGATACAAGAGGGAATGATACCAGGAAAGAGATTATCTGAAGCGGTTTCACTCGTAGAAAAATTACAAAAAGTTTATAACACAATAGAAGAATAACTTTATTGGCCTTGATGTGGCAATCAAGGAAGTGGGCTCAACGAGTAACCAACCATAAGGAGATGAATTAAATGCCAAGTTGGAAAAAACTAATTACAAGTGGTAGTGATGCCGCAATACCAAGTATATCTACAATAGGAGATTTTACTATTGATGCTGGTGGAGATATTGTTCTCGACGCAGATGGAACAGATGTTATACTAAAAGATGGTGGTACTGAATTTGGTAGTTTCAAAAGAGCATCTTCAGATTTCATTATAAAATCCGCAACAAACAATAAAGATATAGTATTCAAAGGTGAAGATAATTCATCAACCATAACTGCATTAACATTGGATATGTCCGAGGCAGGAGATGCATTATTCAATAGTGATATAAGTGGTTCTACAATCAGAGCAAGTGGTGATGTTATTGCATTTAATTCATCCGATGAAAGATATAAAGATAATATACAACCAATATCTTCACCATTATCGAAAGTAAATAAAATAGGTGGTTACGAGTTTGATTGGAATGATAAACAAGATGTTTATGAGGGACATGATATTGGAGTTATTGCACAAGAAGTTCAAAAAGTTTTACCTGAAGTAGTTGGTGAAAAGAGTGATGGTTATTTAGGTGTTAAGTATGAGAAGATTGTACCACTATTGATAGAATCAATTAAAGATTTATCTAAAAAAACCAAAAAATTAGAAAGAGAAATAAAAAGATTAAAGCATAAAAAGTAGTGTTTTGAAATTTTGTTTTATATTTATATATAACTTAAAGAAAACAAATTAAGGAGTTATAACATGAGTGAAAAAGAAATTAAGTTCACAGAAGACGAATTAAAATCATTAGGAGAATTGAGAGATAGTTATGCATCTACTCAATTAGCTTTAGGTCAATTAGAAGTACAACGAATGATATTGAATCAACAATTAGAATCTCTCGATAACGAGAAACTAAAACTTGAAACTCAATATAAAGGTGTACAGACAACTGAATCTGAACTTGTTAATGATTTAAATGAAAAGTATGGGGCAGGTAACCTTGATCCACAAACTGGTGTTTTCACACCAACAAAATAATTCGTCCAATTGAACTATTTTCGTAAATTTAAATTATATTTATAACATATATAATTTAATTCTAAATTATAATTTAGGGAGAAAATAATGTCGGAAAGAATAGTTAGTCCAGGTGTATTTACCAGGGAAAAAGACTTATCTTTCTTACCACAAGGTATTTCCGATATAGGTGCCGCAATAATTGGACCCACTTCAAGTGGCCCAGCATTTGTACCAACTATCGTAAATAATTTTAGTGAGTTTGAAAGTCTTTTTGGTAAACTAAACACCAATTACTATACACCATATACAATTAAAGAATATTTAAAAAGTGCGGGAACCGTTACGGTTGTTCGTATTTTGGGTATAGGTGGATACACAAACGATTTCATAAGTGTCAATTTATCAGGATCATGTTCTTCTGGACCACAAAGTGGTTCATTAGTTCATGGAACAGCATTTGTATTAAAACCATCAAGAGGAGCATCAGACCCAGATACATATAGTATTTCTGGACCTGGTAGTGCATCTCTTGCGGTAGCTGGTACAGCAGCAAGTGCAACATTGACATTAAAAGGAACATCATTCGCTTTTAGTACAGACACAGGTTCTGCTAATTACATTACAAATGTATTTAGTGAAGACCCACAATCTGCACAACAAAGTGTATATGTTTCTTCAAACTTTAAACACTTCCAATCAGGACATGGTCTTACAACAGCACCATTAACGATTGCTAGTGGTAGTGATGATTTTACACATGACTACAAAGTTGCAACAACACCATCAATACAATCACAATTAGTAAATTCTGCAAGAACAAATTTATTTAAAGTAAATACTCGTTCACATGGAACAAACATCAATCATAAATACAAAATTGGTATTTCTGATGTGAAGGCTGCAGTAGATGTTGCTGGTAGTGATTATGGTTCATTTACCTTATCGGTAATTGTGAATAATCCAGGTGAAAATGATGATGGTACAATATTAGAAAGTTTCCAAAATCTTTCATTTGATGAAGATAGTGTAAACTATGTAGTAAGAGCAATTGGTGATAGGTATGTAACAATCGATTCATTAGGAAAATTAACATATAATGGTGATTATCCAAATAAATCAAAATACATATACTTATCAGATTACTCAAATCTTGAGGGAATATCAGTAGAATTAGTTCCTATGGGATTTGGTAAAGTAAGTAATCCAGTCGCAACTGCATTGAATACAACTACTTCAGGTTCAACATCAGTACCAACTGCTCACATTAAAAGTAATCAGTTGAATAGTCGTGGTGAATTTGATTCAAATGTATTTCAAGGATTCAATTTTGCAAACGAAGATAACAAACAATATCTTGCACCACTACCTGCATCAGCAGTAGTTGGAAACAATATAACTATGAGTTTAGAAGACCTTGATGGACATGCAGATGCATCAACATTAGGTACTACATTCTCAGATGCAAGTGAGAAAATCACACTTGGATTGTCTCATGTTAAACAGAGAAAGTTCGTTGTTCCATTTCAAGGTGGTTTTGATGGATATAACCCAGCAATCGCAAAGAATACTGGTAATGACATAACATCTACTAACACGATGGGATTTGATTGTTCAACATCCTTATCAAGTGGATCAGTTGCATACTCCAGAGCGATAAATGCTGTAAGTAACCCAGATGAATTCGATATAAACATGGTGGCAACACCTGGTATTATACACGAATATCATAGTTCAGTTACTAACAAAGTAATTGATATGGTTGAGTCTCGTGCAGATGCATTCTATGTTATGGATGGTTCAAGATGGGGCCGTTCAATAGATAATGCTGTTGCAGACATCAAGACACTTGATTCAAACTATGCAGCAACTTACTTCCCTTGGGTGAAAGTCCTTGATGAAGTTAAGAATAAACCTATGTGGGTTCCACCATCAGTAGTGATACCAGGAGTAATTGCAAATACAGATGCAGTAGCTCATGAATGGTTCGCACCTGCTGGATTAAATCGTGGTGGATTATCACAAGTGTTGGAAGCAAAAACAAGATTGACTCATGCCGAAAGGGATGACCTTTATGAGGGTAGAGTTAATCCAATTGCATCATTCCCAGCACAAGGTGTTGTGGTGTTTGGACAAAAAACATTACAGGCAAAACCATCAGCACTTGATAGAATCAATGTAAGAAGACTATTAATTAGACTTCGTAAATTCATTGCAAGTTCTTCAAGATACTTGGTATTCGAACAGAACACAGCAGCAACAAGAAATCGTTTCTTGGGAATTGTTAATCCGTTCTTAGAACAAGTTCAAGCAAATAGTGGTTTAAGTGCTTTCCGAGTAGTAATGGATGATAGTAACAACACACCAGATGTTGTTGATAGAAACCAATTAGTTGGACAAATCTTTATTCAACCTACAAGAACTGCAGAGTTCATTGTGTTGGATTTCGTAGTTCAACCTACAGGAGCAGCATTTCCTGAATAAGTTTAATTTATAAAGTAGATTATCTTATAAGAAAAAACCCCAGTCTTTCGATTGGGGTTTTTTTGTTTAGGAGGATCAATGGATAAATTTTGAGAGTTCCAAATAAGTAGTCACTCACAACCCACTAAACCGATTCCAAATTATCGTAGTATATCGGTAACCCACGAATCTATTTACATTAGTTCTAACATAGAGAATGGTACACTATAAATCCTACCATTCATTTCAACTAAAGCTTTCTTGATGTTCATCTTAGTGATTACACCAGGTGTTTTTTTAGTCTTCTGAACTACATAAACTTTAGAACCAACAACCAATGAAGTTTTACCTAACATAGTCTTACATTCACTAATAAATGAAGATAATTCATTCAATTCTGATAGTGAATTTAGTCCTTTAATTTGTTGTTTTAATTTAATCATAATTTATTTCCTTTATTTGATACTCTAATATAACACTAAAATACTATACGAGTCAAGCTTTTTTTTATTTTTTTTTTAATTTTATCCTAATTTAATTAATTCTTCCCAATTACCTTTTGGAGCAATACCACCTAATTCAGCATTTCCTATCCAATAATTTCTTTCAGATAGAGTCCACAATGGATGAATCTCATCACCTATTTGTCTTACAACTTGTTCTGCTACAAACTCTGCATCTTTTTTTTCCGTATTGTTTCCAACATCATTTAAAGTTACATTATCTGGTACTTCTATCTCTACATAAATTTTTGCTTTGTACATTGCCATTTAAACTATCCTTTATTCTTCGTCATTAATCATAGTTTAATATACGAATACTCTATATTAATGTCAAGCTTTATTTTAAAAAACTTCAATAAAACTTCTAAGAGTATATCATATACCAATATACACTTTTTTTACTTTTGTGATATTTATTAGTGTATTGAAAATTAAAGACTTTTTAGGAGAAAGAAAGTGGCTGAATTAATAGACCCAAGTGAAATATTTTTTACCCCGTTTGAACCGAAAACGAAAAATCGTTTTATTATGTACATCGATGGTATCCCTGCATATTTAGTGAAAACGGCCAATAGACCTCAAATCACATTTGAAGAGGTTGAAATTAACCATATCAATGTTAAACGATATGTCAAAGGAAAGGGTACATGGGAACCTTTAGAAATATCATTATATGATCCAATCGTTCCAAGTGGTGCTCAAGCAGTTATGGAGTGGGTTAGACTTCATCACGAATCAGTAACAGGTCGTGATGGATATTCAGACTTCTATAAAAAAGACATAACATTTAATGTACTGGGACCAGTTGGTGATAAAGTAGAAGAGTGGCAGTTAAAGGGTGCATTCATCCAAACAGCTAACTTCAATGATTTAGATTTCGCAAATGGTACTGATGTTGCAGATATTAATCTAACACTTCGTTACGATTACGCAATCTTACAATTCTAATAGGAGAATAGAATGGCATTTTCAGACATATTTAAAGACGATAACGAATACAACGAAAAATCTATTATAGGATTTGGTGCATTTGCTATCATGGTAATATTTGCAGGTGCAGATGTTGTAACTGGACTTATGGGTAAAGATTTAGTAATCAACGATGTTGTTTACAATTCTTTCTTATTTACCACATTGGGTAGTTTCGGTATTGCAGGAGCAGAAAAAGTTTTAAAAAAATAAATTGAAGTTTTTGTACACTTAGTACATAGTTATTAACATATGGTTATACAATCTTATACAATCTTAGGAGATACATAAATGGCAGCAGCAGAAAATCAATTCGATTTTCCTACTGAAGTTCTATCTTTACCATCAAAGGGATTATTATATCCCGAAGATAGTCCACTTCGCTCAGGAACAATCGATGTAAAATATATGACAGCAAAAGAAGAAGATATTCTAACATCTACAAACCTTATTGAAAAAGGTGTAGTTATAGATAGACTATTGGAATCAGTAATTGTAAATGATAAAATCAAAGTAGAAGACTTACTAATTGGTGATAAGAATGCAATTATGGTTGGAACACGAGTATTAGGTTATGGTAAAGAATATCCAGTACAGATAACAGATCCAGACACAGGTAAAACAATAGAATCTGCAGTTGATTTAACTACATTAGAACACAAGAAGTTTGACGAAAAAGTTTTTACAAATGAAAATAAATTTGAATTCACATTACCAAATTCTAAAAGAGTAATTGAATTTAAATTATTAACACATAAAGATGAACTTGAAATAGAAGAAAAACTTAAAGGTTATGATAAGGTAGAAGAGTTAACTGGAGTAAGAAACGAACTAACAATAAGACTTAAACATCAAATATTATCAGTAGATGGTAGTACAGATGGTAAGAGTATTAGTGACTTTGTTGATAATGCATTTCTTGCACTTGATACAAGAGAGTTTCGTAAGTATGTAACTTCTATTCAACCTGATATTGATTTATCAATCAACTACACAAGTGAAACGGGTAAAGAACATAAAATACCCATTGCACTTGGGATTGACTTTTTTTGGCCAGCCGGCGACTAACAGGCCGGCAATACACGAAGAAATCTTCAGCCTAACATATTACGGCAACGGCGGGTTTACCTACCAGGCAGTGTATAATATGCCCATTCCACTAAGACGATTCTACATTCAAAAGATAATGGATGCAGTAGAAGAACAAAAACAAGGTATGGAAAATGCACAGAAAAAATCTTCATCAACACCTCGTCCTAACTTTCAGAAATCTTAAAACTTGATATTTATTATTGATTAACAGGAGTAGAAATGTCAAAAATAACAATTACAGATAAAAAACTAATACCAGAATTTGTTGGTTCATTGTTTAAAGCAATTGCAACAAAGAGAGCCAAAAAGAATGTATTAAAACAATTATCTAAAGATCCTGTAATCAAAAGAAGTATTCAGAAGATTGCACAAATCGATAAAGAAACTCAACAATATCTTGATAAGAAAATGAAGGATCCTGAATTTAACCAAGATATGAAAGACCTCGGAATCGATTTATAAAAAAGTAATCTTTCGGTTATACCATATAATTTAATATAGAGACACAAATGGCAGACAATACCGGCAAGGCAAAAAGAGATTTCGAGGATATACAAAAATCCACAAAGGCCACTAATGATTTCATTAAGGAAATGGCAAGAGAATTTCCTGATATCGTTAGTTATACCAAACAACTTGCCCAACAAATGGGTGGATACAAAAAGTTATCCGATGATTCACTCGACACCTTAAAAAAATCAAACGACTTAACAAGAGAAATATTAGGTAATCGTAGAGATATACATAAGGAATCGTTTGCAACAAAAGATTTATCTGAATTAGAATATGAATTTCAAAGAAAAGGACTTACCAATAGAGTAAAGTTAATTCAGAAGTTAAAAGAAGAACAAAGAATTCAAAAAAATATTAATAATAAAATAAGTGCATCTGCCAATATGGCAAAAAAGTTTGGTGATAATTTATCCAATAGTGTAAAGAACATTCCATTTATAGGTGATTTCTTATCAACTGCAATGGGATTAGATAATTTAGGTCAAGATATGGGTGACTCAGTACGAAATAGTATGGGCCCAGGTAGTAGTTTTTCTTCAAATGCATTTGCAGAATTTGCAGGTGGAACTGGTACTGATTTATTTAGAGGTAAAGAATTAAGACCAGAAGAGATATTAGATGTATCAGATTATCGTGAATATATGAAAGGTGAGGGTAAAGCTAGTGGAAAGGCATTTAAAGATTTCCAAAAGGAAGAGATGTTAAAGAGGGGTGAAAGACCTGACGGATCTAGAGCTTTTGCAGAACAGATACTTGGTGAAGACCCTAAAAAGTTTATAGACAACCTTAATATCGGTAAAGCCATTTCAAATACTGGTCGTGGTATGGGTAAACTATTTGGAATATCATTTATACTAAGTATGTCAGCAGTACTTGTGAAGGCATTTAGTCAAGGATTATTTGCATTGGGACCCAATAATTTTATAAAGTCATTCTTACCTGGATTTAATGCATTTAAAGATACATTTGGTGATGTAGATAAATTCAGTTTTAAGACTGCAGGAAATTTACTTGTTTCAAAAATTACATTGGGTATTGCAGCAGAAGATGCATTAAAATTAGCTCAAGCTCAAAGTGAAATATCAAATTTATCTATAGACCAGGCATTAGCTCAACAAAGAGTTACTGCAGATTATGCAAGACAACGAGGTGTAATACCAGCAGATGTTATAAAAGACTTGGCAAATAATTCACAATTGATTGCAGAGTTCACAGAAGATGGTGGAAAAAATCTTGCAATGGCTGCAGTCGAAGCTCGTAAATTGGGATTAAGTATTAGTACTACTGCAACAATTGCTAATTCATTATTAGATTTTGAATCGAGTATTGAAAAGGAAATGGAAACATCAGTATTGTTGGGTAGACAATTGAATCTCGAAAGAGCTCGTCAACTTGCATTTGATGGTGATATGTTGGCATTACAAAAAGAAATTGTAAACCAAGTTGGTAGTGAGGCAAAATTAAGACAAATGAGTGTTATACAACGAAGAAGTTTGGCATCAGCACTTGGTATAGAGGTACAAGATTTAAATAAACTTGCAAAAGGTGAAGTTACATTCTCAAATGGTATTTTAGATAAAGCAGTAGAGATACTTAATAAGTATTCAAAGGCAATTATGTTTGTACTTGGTGGTACTCTTATATATGGTCTTGGTAGATTCGTATTAGAATTAAGAGCAAATTATTTGAGTAATGCCGCAAATACTAAAGCAATAAATGCAAATACAGCTGCAATAATTGGTGGTGGTGGTGCATCAAATCTATCATCGAGGTCGAAAACAGGCCTGACACCAGGTGGTACTTTTGATATGAGAACTAATAAAGGAAAAGCACTTTCAAGAGCTGCAAAAGTTAGTAAATATACAAAAGGTAGTGCAGTACTATCAGGACTACCAGGATTAATGGAAGCAGGAGCCGCTGGAATGCAGGGAGATACAATGGGTGTTGCATCAGGATTAACACAGGCCGCAGGTGGAGCCGGTGGAGCAGCAATTGGAGCTGCAATTGGTTCATTCTTCTTACCAGGAATTGGTACTGCAATTGGTGGTGTAATAGGTGGATTGGCTGGAAACCTTGCAGGAGATAAAGCGGGAGATGCAATGTTTCAAAGTAAGAGTGAAGAACAATTTGGTTCAATGGTAACATCACTTGAAAAAATTAGTAATAATACAAAAGGAATGAATGACATGGGTATGTCATATTAGGAATAAAAAATGGGATTATTAGAATTAACAAAAGATTTATCGAATTTTAAGTATACCGATTATAGTCAAGTTGGTACTGCATATGATTTCATGGGAAATGATCATGCAAATGGATTTACTAATAATATGGCATTTCCAAATACACAATTTGTTGGTATAGATGGTAGTAAAACAATATTTGATTCAAACAATACAATCACATTAGGTGGTAAAGATATTGGTATACCACAATCAAATATTCCAAGTCCTTTTAGTATTAAAGATATAACTGGTATAGATCCAGAATTTGGTGGAATTCATGGTGGAACCGAACCAGGTAACATACCACCACACCAAGATATACATACTCAATTTGATAATGGTGTAGGAACATTAGATAATCCACAACAAAATTTCCCAAGTCCATTCAGTATTAAGGCAGTGGACAATATCAATCCAACACTCGGAGGAATTCATGGTGGAACTCTACCAAATAATGTACCACCACATCCAGACTCACATACTTTATATGATGATGGTGTAGGAATATTAAATAGTCCACAAGTAAATGTACCGAGTCCATTTAGTATTAAGGGTATTAGTGGACTTAATCCAAATTATGGTGGGATACATGGTGGTACTGAACCAGGTAATAATCCACCACACCAAGAAGAACATACTCAATTTGATGATGGTGTTGGTACAGGTGGTATTGATGAATCACTACAAGAAACAGGAACATCACAGACATATACCGTATTACATTCAGGTTATGTTGTAGGTGATAGTGGTAGAATACCATTAAGTAATCAAGTTGTTTTAGGTGATGGAGATCCTTTAACAAGTGAGGGTGCATCACCAATAAGATTATATAATCAAGGAATTGGATTTGCAAATACAACCGATAATGAATCATTTAGTTGGGGAACTGATCATACTTTATCACTTGGTGTTGGACAAACTTATGGTGTTCGTGATATAAGTGGGGCAGTTACAGGAAAAAAATATAGTGTACCATTTATGTTTGGTGAAGATATAGGTGAAGATATAAAAAGTGCAATAGATAGACAATACACAAAAATTGGTGGAAATAAAGGATTAAGACAAGGTGGTGGAATTTTCTCTGAACCATTCATTATTAGAGAAATCGGAACTAACGATAAGTTTCTCGGATTAGACAATGGTAGTGCACTTTTATTGGCAGGAGCTATTGGTGGATTAAGTGGGGGACTTGGTGTAAATGGTAGTTTCTCTGGAGCTGTAACATCAGGATTAAGTACTGCAGGAAGTGTATCACTAATTAGAGGTGGTATAATAACACAAGGGACACAGGCCGCAATTGATCAAGTTAGAATAGGTAAATTTTTATTATCACCAAGAGGACTTATTTGGAATTTAAAACAATATGTTTTACAAAGTTTTAATTCTCAAGATGGATCCATTGTTGGCCAACAGCTAGTTAAAGGTGGAACAACAATATTTAATCCACTCTCAACAAGTAGAGCTATGGGTGAGGCAGTACTTGGTGGTGGTGCACCACTAAAAGATGCTAATCCATTAACAGGTCAACCAATACGACATATGACATTTGATCCATATGAGAAACTTGCAGTAAAGTTATCAGAGGGAGTAAAGGATGTTGGGGATGCAATAGTAGCAGGTGCTTCTAAATTACGAAGACCGAGTGAAGATACTTCAGCGACAGATAAAAAGACTGCAGAGGCAGTTAAAGATTTATCACCATCAGATGGTGGTGGTTTTGCAAAAACAATTATAACCAAAACAATAGAAGCTGGTAAAAAAGCATTAGGTGAAAGACAACTATCAGTAACGATTAATGATAGAGATAAAGATTTACAAGTACCTTATGGTGGTAAATTCGGAACATTAAAAACAGACGAGTTACCTACCGATTTAATAAAATTTAGAATTAGAGATGCAGTAAATGGTAAGTGGATAATCTTTCCTGCATTCCTTGACGACATTACAGATAATTCAAGTGCAGAATATACAACAGAAAGATATATTGGTAGACCTGATGCTATTCACATTTATCAAGGATATACAAGAAATATATCATTAAGTTTCAAAGTTGTTGCAATGAAGAAAAATGATATTCCAATAATTTGGGAAAAGATGAATTACCTAAAAGGTTTAACCACACCAACATTTAAGAAAATAAGTGAAAGTGATAATGAAATGAGACCTATTACACCTTATATTTATTTAACTATTGGTGATTTACTTAATAATACACCAGGTTATTTTTCAAGTGTAAATGTAACAATACCAGCAAATGTAACTTGGGAGATAGATGATGGTATACAATATCCACAAGTTTGTGATGTAAGTCTTGATTTCGTATATGTTGGTAAATCATTACCAAACACACTTGGTAAACATTATGAAATACCTTGGTTAAAAGATAGTGGTATTGATACAGATAAATTTAGTACTTTTGGAGAGAACAATCCGAGGGAACAGAAATTAGTACATCCAGATAGAAAAACAACTGCAAAAGTTGGAGGTCTCAAGGGTAAAGTAGAATTCACACCAAAAGAGATGATACAAAATCGAGCAGAGGGACTATTTCCAAAATAGGAGTAAATGATGCCAAGATACGATAATAATAAAGTTCTATATGATAAAGATTCACAACATCGTTATTTATCACGAATAAAATATCCAGTAATTCCTATAAAAGATAGTGATATACTTATAATTGCTAGATTTTCACACTCATACATATTACTTGCACAAGAACATTATGGTGATGTGGGATTGTGGTGGATAATTGCAAGAGCAAACAATCAAAATAATGGTTCAGTTTTTCCTGAGATTGGTAAAAAAATAAGAATACCAACAGACATAGGGGATGTATTAACTGAATTTGAATTTATGAATTCATAGTTATGTTTTTTAACACACCGATATCACCATCAGTCCAAAAAACTCTCTTTAAAAAGATGAGAGATTTAGAACGAAAAGGGTTCCAAAATGGTTTGCTTGAACCTACAAGTTATGAAAATAATCCAATTGGAAGTATGATGACAAAAACTTGTTGGGCAAGAGCAACTTCTGCAGTTCCAATCTTAGGAAATGATGGAAAACCAACAGAGGATTTAGATTTAGTTAGATTATCTTCAGGAGTTACTAAAGATTCACAACCGATAAATGAACCAATAGCTTTTATAAATAAAACAAAACCAACATCAAAAAAAGGAACTGCATATACAATTGATTCTACAGAGATTTTTAAAGGAACTTCAGGAATAACTGCAATCAATATTACACAAAAATCCCATCAGATAAATAATTGTCAAATAAACTTTCTTGTACCTAATCCAAATGAATTCGAAGATATACAAAATGCATTTATGAAATTTGGTAGAATGATTATGGTAGAGTTTGGTTGGTCAACACCAGAAACAAATTCATATGAAAATAAAAAACCAACATTAGACTCAATACTTAGTGTTAGTAAAAACCTACAAGATAGAAATGAAAAGGGTAATGGAAAGTATCAAGGAGTGATTGGAGTAGTTACTAACTTCACATATGATATTAGAAATGATGGTGTATATGAATGTACAACCACGATAACAAGTATGGGTAGAAATATATTTGGAACAGGATTACATAAAGATAATCTCGATGGTGTTATTGCAGTTGCAAGTGGAAATGATGAAGATACCGACACACCAGAACATAAAAAATTAAGAAGACATTTAGTAAATTTTGAAGCGAGTATAAAACATCTTGATAAGGTGGTTGATAAATATCTTGAAAGAAAATTTACACCTAAAGAGATAAAAAAACAAAAAACAATCCTTTATTATAATGGTGTTGCAAAATATATGACAGATGATGGATACTTTATTGATACACATCAACGATATGTTTCTTGGGGTTGGTTTGAAGATCATATATTATCCAATTTCTTTTCATTTGTTAGTTCTGATGCGAAAAGTTTTAAAACACACATCAGAAGTGTTTCTACCATAAAAGACGAGTTGGGTAATTGGGTTGATAATATAAAAAATGAATGTCAATCTAATAAAAATCTTTACTCAATGGGGTTAGAATCAATAGTTCTTCCTGGTAAAACAAAACTTGCAGTAAACAAAGTAACTAAGAAAAAAGTAAAAGTAATAACTAATGCAATGGTTAATTTTACGAAGACAAAAGAAGTTGAAACTAATACTTTAGATAAAGATGATATAATCTCACAAAATTTAATAGAATCGGTAAGTAATGCATTCCCAGCATTTGAAAGTGTACCAAATAAAAGGGGTTATATTAGACACATGGTATTTAATATAAAGTTATTACAAAAGTATTTTTCAAATATAACAGACTTTGAATCTGGTATGGATACATTTTGGAATATGGTTAGTAGTGAATATGGTGGGTTTTGGGATTTTGTAATCGTTAATGATGATGTAGATCAAGGTAGAGTTGGAGTTGTAGATTCGAGTATCTTGGCAATACCAGTTAATAGTATACCTGAGTTAACAGGGGAAAATAGAAGTAATATTGTTTCAAGTGAGGGTGATTATCTGAATTGGAAACCAAAAACACCAGATCCTCAAAAGATATTTATGATGCCTTTGTATTCAAAAGGTAGTTTTATAAAAGACTTTAGTTTTAATGTATCGTATACTGCACAGATGGCAACACAGGCACTATATGGTTCACATTCAAGTGTAAATGATTCATCTGGTTTTGCACATCAGGGACCATTAAATATGGGTGTTCGTGCACTTTCAATATTACAAAATTCATTTAGTGGAATTACAACGAAAAAGGGTGGAACCAAACAGACAGATGAAATTTTAAAAGATATTAAATATGCAAGTATTTTTGGTACAAGTTCTACATTAACAGAGACAGGTAATACCGCAAATCCTTTACAATTAAAAGAGGGTGTTAGATTTGATTTGATAGAAGAAATTACAAAAACGGTTGAAGATTATGAAATTGCATTAGAGAAAAAGATTAGTAAAAATAAACAAAACTTAAAAAAACAAGCAAATAAAGATAATGCAATTCTTGATGTAAATGATGTCCCTATTGAGAATACTTATTGGCCTGATGGTGATTCCAATGTACCACTTTATAACAAAGGTGGACATATGTATAAAGGTTATCAACGAGGTATGTTGTATAAACTAAACACATCATTGGGTAAAGACGATGATAGTGTTGCTAAAAGAGTTAATGTACCTTTACCTGCAAAATTATCAATAACTATGGATGGAGTTGGTGGATTAAAAATTGGTAATTTATTTGTGGTTGATTATTTACCAAAAGAATATAGAAATTTTTGTCATTTTATGATTACTAAAGTTGATCATGATATGAGTATGAATGGTTGGACAACTAAAATTGATGCAATAGTGAGACTTAATATGAGAGCATTGATTGAGGCGAAGAAGAAGACAGATAAAGAAGTAGCACCTGAAGAGGTAAAACCAATAGAAACAGATAGTAATCCATTAGATAAAACTACTGAGGATACTAAAAAAGAACAAAAACTTCCTGAAACACCTATGATAGAAAAAGAAGTTACTGAACAAGAACAAGACTTAATAGACGAACAATTTTTACTTAATCTTCAAGATATGGTAGAAACCACAGAACCAACAACATCATTTGTTGCTATTACTGAAGACTCTCAAGTAAACCTTGATTTACTGGTACAGGCAAAAAAGGCAGAAACAAAGATTGCTACACTTAAAGTAGATGCACCACCATACGAACAACCACCAGCAGTTAAAACAATTCCACCATATCCATTTGCAAAAGAAAATTTTAATAAACCAAATGCATCTGCATGGAGAGAATATCAAGCAAAGAATATGGGATATAATTCATGGAAAAAATGTACTGCAAATGAAAGTCTTAAAAAACGACAAAGACATTGGGATGGTTTTTTATCAATGGGAGTAGAAATGTGGACAAAAGATCCACCACCAAATGATTAAAAATAATTTTGGTTTTGAATAAAAAACTTAATACTTATTACTAAACAACAATAAAGGTTATAGATATATGAAAATAGATGTATTAGATAAGGGTTATATCGAGTTAGTAGATACACTCGGTGACGACTTAACACCAGTAAATGCCGCACGAGTTTCTTTTGGTGGTAGAAGTAAAGACTTCACAGATAAAGATAGAAAGTTGTCCAAATTCCTAATAAAACACAAACACTTCAGTCCTTTCAGACACCAACACATTCAAGTAATTATTAAAGCACCCGAATTCGTGATGCGACAATGGTATAAGCATGTTGTGGGTATTGAAACAACTTCAAACCATCCAACAAAAGACCATGCATGGAATGAGATTAGTGGTAGGTATGTTCCTTATGATGAATTTTATGAACCAACAGAGTTCAGAAAACAATCAGATGATAACAAACAGGCAAGTGATGGGTTAGTTGATAATCAAAAAGAGATGAAACAATTGTGGACTATCTCTCAACAAAATTCTATCTCTGCATATAAAGAGATGTTAAAAAATGGAATGGCAAAAGAACAAGCAAGAAGTATATTACCACTTACGGTTTATACAAAAGTTTGGTGGACTGCATCATTTCAATCAGTAATGAATTTCATTGAATTAAGAGATGAACCAACATCACAAATAGAGATACAAGATTATGCTAAAGTATTGAAAGAAATTATGTTGGAATCTTTCCCAGAAACTACTAAATTATGGAGTGAGATTTACTTAGACTAATGAAAGGTTGGATATTTACAACACAAAGTTCACCATCTTACGAAACAAAAAGATTAGTTGAATGTTTTGATAAAGAGGGTATAGAATGTTTTTATGTACATCCTAATAATGTAGATATTTTTATTGACAAGGATGATAGAAAATCAGTATTGGTTGAGAATGAATATACATCCATACCTGATTTTGTAATACCACGAGTTGGAAGTGCAACCACATACTATCAGAAGGCAGTATTCAGACATTTAGAAAGAATGGGAGTATTGTTTATCAATGGTAGTGATGCAATTGACAATGTAAAAGATAAACTATATACAATGCAAATACTATCACAGAATAATATTCCACATCCAAAAACTATGTTGGTTAAGAGTCCAGTTGATTCTGATTATGTACAAAAGAATATTGGGTTTCCTATTGTGGTTAAATCATTAAGTGGTACACATGGTAAAGGTGTTTATCTTGCAGAGAACAAACGAAACTTTCAACAATTAGTAGAGATGATGGAACAATTCAATGATAGGTTTAATATCATATTACAAGAATTCGTAAAAGACTCACATGGAAAAGATTTAAGAATTATCGTAGTAGGTGGTAAAGTTATTGGAGCAATGAAAAGAGAATCAAACGATGGTGATTTCAGAGCTAATGTTACACGAGGTGGTGGAGCAAAACCAGTAGAACTCGATGAACAAATGGAATATCTTGCATTAGAATCTACAAAACTATTAGGATTAGATATAGGTGGTGTAGATTTATTGTATGATAATGATGGATACAAAATATGTGAGGTTAACTCTTCACCTGGTTTTAGGGGAATGGAAGAATATACTGAAATAAGAGTTGCCGAACAGATAGTTACTTATGTAAAGAATAAATTAAATTAATGGTTATAGTAAATACAAAAGAAAAGTGGGACAACTTAAAAAAACGAATGAAAACTACTCATTTCGTATACCTACAAATGTACTCGGATGTACACAAACATCCTAAAGAGAATCGTGTATCTTGTTTTCTTATCGTAACACCACTTAAAAAATATATTGTACCAGTAAATCATAATGAAAAGTTCGATACAATAGAACCTATAGATTGTAGTGAGAGTAAAGTATGTGTGAGTGATATGAAATCGTTTCTACATAACTCAATGGTGATGAATGGAAGATTAATAGATTTAAATTGGTGTCATTATATGAAAACTAATCAACCATACGATTTTGATAAACATCTTACAACCGCACACCATCACAATTATAGATTACATTACGAGAAAGAAAATGTAAATGATGTAATTCCATTAGTAAAACATGCAGAGTATCTTTCAAATGTTGCAAATGAATTGATGGATTATGTTGAAGATGTTGAATACTACAACCAAGATATCTTAGAAGTTTTATCTAAGATAGAAAAGAATGGATTACAAACCACAAAAAACATGGTTTATACAGAATACAATCCATACACATCAACAGGTAGACCGAGTAATCGTTTCGGTGGATTAAACTTTGCAGCACTAAACAAAAAAGATGGTAGTAGAAAACAATTCATAAGTAGACATGATAATGGGTTATTAGTTGAATTTGATTTTGATGCATACCATTTAAGATTGATTGGTGATGTTGTAGGATATGACTTTCCACAAGGTTCAGTACATGAACATATGGCAAAACTATATGGATTATCATATGATGATGCAAAAGCATTATCATTTAAGTATTTGTATGGTGGAATTACCGATGAAGTAAAAGATAATCCTTTTTTTAGTAAGGTAGATGACTATGTAAAGGACTTGTGGAATATATATAAAAACTCTGATTTTGTAAAATCTGATATTTATAATAGGAAGATATTTAAGAACAACTTGCAAGATATGAATCCAAATAAATTGTTCAATTACATGATACAATTAATGGAGACAGAAAATAACATTCAGATATTAGATAAATTAATACCTGAAATAGAAAATTTTAGTAGTAAGTTAGTATTATATAATTATGATTCTTTCTTATTCGATCTTGACTACAAAAAAGATGGTATGAAGTTCTTAAATGTTGTTAAACAAATATTGGAATGTGATGGTAAATATCCAACAAAAGTACAAATGGGTAGTAATTATCATAACATGAAAGATGTAACGGAGAAATTTAGTGATAAAACTAAAAGATATACTAAAAGAAAAGACTGAGGGGATACCAAATCCTATCGTTCAAAAAACAGATTTCAACAAACCTACGGTTATTCATATTACTGCAGACGAATTAGAACTTTTGACTCAAGAAAAACGATTAGAAAAAGATGGAATAACAATCATATTTGGTGATGAAAACTAAAATTTCTGAAATAATAAGAGAATTGTCCTATCGTGTCAATGATGGGATACCTAATTTAAATAACGAACAACACTTAATTAAGTTATTTGATGTGTTGAAAGAATTTAAATGGCCAGTAGATGCACGCGTCGAGTTAATCAAAACACTTACTGAATCTGAAGCAGGTGACCAAGCAAAGAAACTTGGATTAACACATATGGGATTTGGTAATTATGGTAAAGGTGATAAAGTAACTCACACTTCAAAAGATGGTGAATTGGTTCCTGTCGGTGGAAGTGGAGGCGATGATAGTGAAAAAGAAGAAAAAGATGCACCAAAAGAAGTCAAAAAGATTTTTGATGGTTCACAAAATTCAGTTAGAGATGGTTTGTTATATATGAATGATGAAGATAAAAAATTATTTGAAGATTTTAAGAGTGATTTTATAAAGTTAAATTCTAATCCATCTAAAGAACTTGCAGAACAAATGGTAGAGAAGTATGGTTTATCAGTAAGTTCAGGTGCTAAACCTAAAGTTTATATAAGAAATATAAATTTTGAAGCTAGAAAAATATTAGGACAAAATAATGCAACCGTATTTATCAAAGATACTATTGAGAAGGCATTAGGTGAACCATTAAAAGGTGCTGAAAAGGGAGTGGATGTAAAACAGGCAGTTACCACTACATCTAAACCAGATTTAGAAACTAAGAGGACTGCAAAAGAAGATGAAAGTGTAAAAGAATTATTCAGTAAAGAACCATACGATAGATTAAATCCTAACTTCCATCAAGTATTTGGGCCAGTAGATGATAATGGTAATTTAATTTATCCAAGTGGTGGTAAAAATGCAAAGGTATATCTAAAACAATCTTTATCTGAAAATAACTCAATCAAAAGAACAATTGAAAAATTAAAAGAATTAGAAAAATCAGATAATGTTAGTCCTAAGATAAGTGGTGCACTTGAAGAACATCAAAAAACTATGGAAAGTATAGTAGATAAATATGATATTCCATCTAAAGAAGCATCAGAGGCCATTGGTAATTCATATGCGAAGATGGCCGAAACAATAAATGTTGAAAGTCCAACAATTGCAGGTGCAATGATGAAAAATCTTGCAGAGTTTGCATTATATGATACTGAAATCGCTGCAGGTGATGAATGTTATTTACCATCAGATGGTTCCTTTCCAAGTGGTGATAAATTAAAAGTAACTCGTGGTGGTGGTAAAGTAGAAAGAGTTGCGTCAGTTAGTGTGAAGTATGGACGAAGTGGTAAATATGGTTCATTTGGTTTTCCAGGTGAAACAGGACAATATCAAAAATATCATCCGAATCCAGAATATAGAGATAGATTACATAGTAGACCAGGTGATAATGGATATGAGTTGGGTGTAAAGGATGACATCATAAATGATGATAAACAAATGGACAAAATAATAGAAGAAAGTGGGTTGAGTGATGCCATAAAAGATAAAGATAAACTTTTAACTACTATTAGAAAAAATCTATCTGAGATTAAGAAACTAAAAGAAGAGATTGACTTTGAACAAAAACCAAAAAGAAGTTCAGGTAAACCACCTGCATGGAAACAATTAAATGTTCATAAGAAAAGAATCTTAGAATTAGAAAAGAAGTTGGCAGAAGAAATGAAAGATTCTATTGATGAAGATAAATTAAAAGAATTAGTTGGAAATGATAATGCAAAAGTAATAATGAGTAGACCAGGTTGTATGATAACTGCATTGACATTTGCATCAACATTGACAACAAGTAATGGGTTAGATGTTATTGAACATAATCACCAAGAAATTAAAGATGGTAAATATGAAACTCATACTGATACTGCAGAAGATGGAACAATAGATTTGAAGAATTGGAAACTAACATGGAGAGCTTGGGATAGTAGAGCAGGTGGATTAATTGCCAGTTTCAATAGTGATAGGAAAGAATTATGAGAACTCAATTATTGTGTACATTTACAAAGAAGAGTAGATTCAATGAAACTATTGATGTTATAGTATCTTGTAATGATATTTTATATGACAAAGTTTATGCGTTCCAAAACGAAGATGAACCGAACCAAATCATATGTACTTATAATGTTGAGTATATAGATGATTTTCAAGAGGGAATACTTGATACAATCTCTTTACATAGAAAAAAACAATCCAATACATTGTATACAATCAATGCATTGAACGAAGTTATTAGAAGTAAGAACAAAGGTGTGTTAGATAAGAAGTTTATTGTTGATTGGACAGAATATCAGAACACATTGTTATTGACAAATGAAAGTGGACTTACAATTATACCTACGAAAATATATCAAATTGTAGATGTAACCACTTGGTCAGAAAAAATTTAAAATAATATTAAAAAAAGATCATCGTTTGAGAATTTATATACATATATATATTATGTATCAAGTTTGATACGAAGTTTTTTGAAAATTTGAAATCGGAAAGTACAAGGAGTAATTACCTTTGTATGGGATTGGCTGAACAAGAGATAGACTTTGAAGTCTCTAAGGCAATCTAAGATGAGTTCGTGGTGAACCTACAAAGCCGAATGGTAGAGTAGTTGAGACATCAATCATCTAATGTACTTTTAGAAAAAACAAAGAAGCGATTCTTGGACTTTGTTGTGGGTAAGGGTAATACCGAAATCCCACTTTATGGCTGAATTAATCTAAACTTAGAGAGATAAGGCAATACTACAGAAGTTGTATTCACTTCAATGAGATTAACCATCTTGAGAAGAACCAAAGTAACTTTTGGGTAGTAGGTACAAAGTGAAAAAAAATCTAAGCTAAAAGTTGTGGGTATTCGCAAATCTCACATCCCCAAAATTTCAATAAATTAAAAAAAAGGTTCAACCGTATTTTTAGTTTCCACTTATAAATAAACTTAAAAAGACAACAGAACCTTTTTTTTATGCAAAATAAAGTAAAAAAGATCATCTTTTTATCAAACTCGAATATACTTATTTATGTATCAAGGTTATACTTGATTAAATAATACAAATTAAAAAATAAAACATAACTATAAGGAGTTAAAAAATGGACTTAAATGCTATTCGTAAGAGGTTAAATCAACTTCAAACAACAAACAATCGTACATCAAGTTTATGGAAACCACAACCAGGAAAGACTCAAATTAGAATCGTACCTTACGCTTTTAATAAAGAGAATCCTTTCATTGAATTGTTCTTCCACTACAATCTTAACAACAGATCATATCTTTCACCAATCACTTTTGGTAGACCAGACCCTATTGAGGAGTTTGCTCAAAAACTAAAAGGGAGTGGTAGTAAAGAAGACTATCAACTTTCTCGTAAGTTGGAAGCAAAAATGAGAACATATGCACCAGTCATTGTTCGTGGTGAAGAATCACAAGGTGTTAAGTTTTGGGGATTTGGTAAAACGGTTTATCAAGAACTACTTTCAATCATCGCTGACCCTGATTATGGTGATATTACAGATCCAGTCAATGGACGAGATGTATCAGTTGAATTCATTACAGCAGAAGAAAGTGGAGCATCTTTTCCAAAAACAAATATTAGGGTAAAACCTAATCAAACACCAGTATCAGATGATCCAGAGGTGTTGGAAAAAATCAAAACACAACAAGATATTCGTGAGATTTATCAAGAGCAATCATATGACGACTTAACTGGCATTTTAAATGAATGGTTAAATCCAAGTGAGGATGATAAATCAGAAGAAGATACAAAAGATACCGTATCTACTACTGATTTAGGTAAAACTTCTAAAGTAAAAGATACTTCAGAAGCTTTTGATGAGTTATTCAACTCGTAAATAAAAACCCCGTTAATGTGTGGCAACATACAACAAAAGTAGAGATGGGTGTTATTGTATTCCCTAACTACACATTAACATTTTAATTTAACAAGGAGACACGAATGTCAGTAACAGATGTTTTGGCGACAACATTAGCCGACTCACTAAATAAAAAATTCAAAGATAATAAAGTAGCATACTTTCTTGATGGTACGGATTCAACACCTACCGATATTAAGGATTTTATTTCTACTGGTAGTTCTATGTTAGACTTAGCAATATCAAATAAACCAGATGGTGGTATTGCAGTTGGTAGAATTA